GACCATTGAAACCGCCCACAAGGGCAGCATCGGCACCAAAATCGTCATCACTTGCCTAACCGACGAAGCGATTGCGGACGGCATCAGCCTGGCATCGGCAACGGTCAAGAAGCTCTATGCCAGGGCGCCATCAGGAGCCGTAAAGGATTGGACGGCGACAGCAAGCGGGACCAACGCGCTCGCCTACACCACGATTGCGGGCGATCTTGACGAAGCGGGCATCTGGGCGATCCAAGCCTATATTGTGACGCCGCTGTGGACAGGGCGCGGCGACACCGTTCGCGTCTCTGTTGTTGGAGAGTTCAGGTAATGCCAAAGCCCACGATTCGGTTCGATCTGCCGTTTGATGAGGCCATTGCTGCGGCAAAGGCCCGTGGCGTGGTCATGCCGGATGAGTTCTACAACGAACTCAAGATTGAGGCCCGCAGGAAGGCATTCACCGTGACCGGGCTGGCTTCGATTGACCAGATCATTGCGGTCAAGGAGAAGCTGACCAAGATCATCGAAGACGGTGGCACGCTGGCAGACTTCCAGAAGTGGGCGAAGGCGGAAAATCTGGGGCTGTCGAAGCCCAGGCTGGAGACCATCTTTCGAAACAACGTGCAGGCTGCCTACAACGCCGGCCAGTGGCGGTCATTTGAAGTCAGCAAGGCATGGCGCCCGTTCCTGATGTACGACGCCATCAACGACGCCCGCACGCGCCCGAATCACCTTGCACTGGACGGCATCATTCGTCCGGTTGGAGATCCATTTTGGGAGTCGCATTCGCCGCCGATGGGGCACCGCTGCCGCTGCACGCTGATCAGCCTGAATGCCAAGCAGGCCGAAGCAAGAAGCCGTGACGGCAAAGGGTTGAACATGCCAGAGACGGACGAGATGGTTGCGGACGATGAAGGCTGGGGCAGGAAGCCAACCGAGTGGGTTGTGGCGCTTGATTCGTTGTCGCGTCAGAAGCTGGGCGAGATCAAGTCCGGGAAGATTCGCGTGGCGGCATCGAGGCGGCTGAAGTGGGTGGAGCCGACTGACTGAAGGTTTTCATGGTTACGGCATGCCGGCAGTCAAGCACTGTTCGGCTATGAGCAAAGATCAAGAAACCTTTTTCACCTTCTCGCCCACCGTGACCGAGCGGGATGCTGCTGGCTTGCCCAAGCGATTCTCTGGAATCGCCTACACAGGCGGCGTCATTCCCAATTACGGCTGGCACGGTGACGCGATCATCGACATGACCACGCTGGTTATGCCGGAAGCTGAAATCTTCGCTCTGGTTGACCACGATCCCACCAAGCGCGCCGGTCGGCTGACCGCTGAACTGTCTGGTGGCCAGGTCATAGTCAATGGCACGTTCTTCACCAACGAAGCGGGCAATGAAGTTGCCAAGCTGTTCTCTGAAGGCGCCCCGTGGCAGATGTCGCTTGGCGTGATGAGTGAGCGGCAGAGCTTCGAGATCAAGACGCCCGTGACCGTCAACGGCGGCAATCACGCCGTCAACACCGTATTCAAGAACACGACCTTGCGAGAGGTTTCGTTTGTGCCCGTGGGCGCAGACCCAAAAACAGCCGTGGCTGCATTTGCTGCCGCCTCCAGCCCGGCTCAAGGCGGCAAACCAACTGGAGACACAAAGATGGAACTGGACGAACTGAAAGCCAAGGTTGCAGAGCTTTCTGCCGCGCTTGATGCCGAAAAGGCTGCTCGCGTAGATGCCGAATCCAAGCTGGCCAACTTCGCCGCCGTGAAACGTGATGAAGGTCTGGCTGAAATGGCCAAGAAGATGGGCCGCGCGCTGACCGAACCCGAGACTATGGCCTTCAAGGGCATGGATGAAGGCTCGTTTGCCATTGTGCTGTCTGCCATCCCGGCGAAATCGAATGGCTTGCCGGCTGGCCTGGGCGCTGAACAGGCGACATCAGGCAATGCAGCGCCTGCTGACGATGGCAAGAAGTCCAACGTCATCAACATGGCTGCGATCTACGCAGCCCGTTCTGTCAAATAAAAGGGGACCGACATGGCCAATTTCACTGAAACCGTTCGCTCTGGCGAATTCATTCTGTCCGACGCAAGCGGTCGCGCCAGTTACGACAAGATCACCGTGGCTGCTGGTGGCGGCTTGATGGTGGCCGGCACCGTGCTGGGCATGATCACTGCATCAGGCAAGTACAAGCTGCATGACAACCAGACACCGGCTGCAGATGGCACGCAAAACGCTTCCGCCATCCTGATGGACGACTGCGACGCCACTGCTGACGTGTCCGTCGCTGCTGTGACCCGTCTTGCTGAAGTCAAGGGCGCACAACTCACCTGGAAAGCCACGATCTCTGCCCCGAACAAGATTCTCGGCATCGCTCAGTTGGCCTCCAACAGCCACATCATCGTTCGATAAGGGAGCAACAACATGGCCGGTTTTGATATTTCCTCTGGCGTCCCGGACGCATTCAGCCTGACGCAGCTTACTGCTGCGATCAATCAGTTGCCCTACCTGCCCGGCCAGATCGCCGGCCTGAACTTGTTCAGCGAGCAGGGCATCAGCACAACCTCGGCGTTGATCGAGTCCCGCAACGGCGTTCTGTCCCTGGTTCCCGTGGTTCCGCGCAATTCGCCCGGCACTCCGGTTGTCGCTGACAAACGCAAGGCGATCAGCTTTGCCATTCCTCACTTGCCGGCTTCCGGAGCGGTCATGGCCGACGAAATCCAGGGCGTTCGCGCCTTTGGTTCTGAGTCTGAAGCTGACACCGTGGACGCCGTTCGTGACCGCCATCTGGCCCGCATGCGCGCCAACATGGACCTGACGATGGAAACCCACCGTCTGGCTGCCATCAAGGGCTCGTTCTACGATGCCTCCGGCGCAACCACGTCCCTGTTCACTACCTTTGGGGTATCGCAGTCAACCTTGGGCATGGTATTGCTCACCGCGACTACCGAGATCGAAGCCAAGTGTCTGGCAATCTACGAGGCGCTTGAAACGGCTCTGGATGGCTCTGCCTTCACCGGCATCACCGTTCTGTGCGGCTCCAACTTCTGGTCGAAGCTGATCACCCACCCGACCGTGAAGGCGACCTATGCCAACACGGCGATGGCGAGCGCACTGCGCCGTGATCCTACCTTGTCGTTCGAGTTCGGCGGTATCACTTGGTCACGCTACCGTGGCAACAGCATCGCCAACATCGCGACTGATGAGGCGTATGCCGTGCCGACCGGCGTGCAAGACCTGTTCGTCACCCGCTTCGCTCCGGCGAACTATGTGGAAACGGTCAACACCATCGGCTTGCCGTACTACAGCAAGGCCGAGTTGATGCAGATGGGCAAGGGTCTGTCACTGGAAGCTCAGAGCAACCCGCTGAACATCTGTACCCGCCCGGCTGCCGTCGTCAAGCTCACCACGACCTAATCGGCTACCGAAAAGGTTATGGGCTACGCCACGCAGGCTGACCTGGAGGTCCGGTTCGGCGTTGAAGAGATTCTTCAACTTACCGACCGGGCCGGCGTCAAGATTGTTGACGCCGCTGTGGTCACGTCTGCGCTGGATGATGCCGACAACGAAATTGACGGCTACGTTGCCGTGGTCTATTCGCTCCCGCTAGAGACCACGCCACCGTTGCTGACCCGGATTGCCTGCGACATCGCGCGCTTCCGGCTCTACAAGGATCACGCCGGAGATCAGGTGCGTGATGCCTACACCGACGCCGTGGACACGCTCACGCGCATTGCGGCTGGCAAGGTGAAGCTACCTGTTCCAGCCCCGGCAGAAGCGCCGGCAAAGACCGTTTCCGCCAAGCCGCTGTCACGGATCGGCGTGTTTACCGATACCGAGTTGGGCAAGATGCTGTGATTGAAGTCGAGGTCGTCTCCCGTGATGTCGCTGGGGCGATCCTGCGAATCAGGGACCGTCTCGCGAAGGGCGCTGAAGCCTACGAAGGCATCGGCACTTCACTGAAGGACAACATCCGACTGGGCTTTGTGGACAGCATGTCGCCGTATGGCGAGCCCTGGCTGCCCATCAAGTACCGCGACGGCCAGCCGCTGGTTGATACCGGGCGACTGCGCGACAGCATCACCTATCAGGCGTCAGACGATGGCGTTGAAGTGGGCACGAATGTCGTCTATGCGGCCATTCATCAGTTTGGCGGCATGGCGGGCAGGGGTCAGAAAGTCCACATCCCAGCGCGGCCATACATGCCGGTCAGAAATAACTCGGTTGACCTTCCAGATGACTGGAAGACCGAGATTTTGATCATCGTGAAGTCCTACATCGAAGCGTCGGTTCACTGAGGAACAGCATGGCAAGCAGAAGTCTTGATCACCTTCGCTCAGACGTTAGAGCGCGCGCCAAGCGGCACATTGAAGCCTGCGAGGCGGAGGGCATCGACCTGCTCGTCTACTGCACCTATCGCAGCAACGTCGAGCAAGACATCGAGTTTGCCAAGGGCAGGACCATTCCGGGCAGCGTCGTCACCAACGCACGCGGCGGGCAGAGCAAACACAACCACATGGAGGCAGGCATCCCGGCGTCACTGGCCTATGACTGCATCCCGGTGGTCAACGGCAAGGCGCAGTGGTCGAACGTCAACTTGATCAACAAGGTTGGGTTGCTGGGCGAGGGCGTCGGCATGGTTTGGGCTGGCAGATGGCGCGGGAAGCTGCGCGAAGCTGTTCATTTTGAAGCGAAATAAGGAGATCGAAATGTTTGAAAACAAAAAGACTTACATCATTGCCGTGTCCGCTGTGGTTGCTGCCGCTGCCGCTTTCTTGCTCGGCGAGATGACCCTGGCCGAAGCGATCAACGCCGCCCTCATCGGCGCGGGCCTGGGCACGCTTCGGATGGCGCAGAAGTAATGCACATCTACCCAGCTTCTGTCGTGCGCGTCATTGATGGCGACACGGTGCGGCTGTCGGTGGATGTTGGATTCCGCATGCGCTTTGAGGACAACTTCCGAATGACCGGGATCAATGCTCCAGAAGGGAAAAACAGCATTGCAGCCGTCAGGATGAGGGCGCTTCTGCCAGCCGGCCTTGCTGTTGTCGTAAGCACGGGAAAGCCGGAGAAATTCGGTCGTTGGTTGGCTGACATTGCCATCCCGGAAGCCTGCTCATCAGTGTGCGAACTTCTTTTGTCAGAAGGCCTTGCAGTCCCGTATTCAGGGGGGAAACGATGAAAACACTGCTGGCGATAATTGCGCTGTCATTGGCCGGCTGCTCAACGCTGACTGGCATGGTCACGAAGGGCGCCGAACTCAACGACGCTGCCGTAGCAACCGCCGAGACCGCGCTCTGCCGTGGCATCTCGATAGGCGCCTGGATGCGGGCATACGGCTCAGATGCAAACCGGGCGAAAGCCTGGAAAGTGCTGTGCGACGAGAAGATTGGAGCGCTGCCATGAACGAACTTTGCGTAGCCTGTTTTGGCGCCGTCATCGTGGTTGCGGCCCTGATCTTCGTTGTGAATTGGGCGATCTGATGGGTTCGTTCCGCACACCTTTGCAAGTCGAACTGGTCGATCCTGTCGCCAACAAGGGGCAGGGTCTCTGGCGGCTGATGCAGCCACTCGCTTTTGAAGACGATTATGGTGTCGTATGGACAGTTGCGACTGACTTCCTGACTGACTTTGCCAGCGTTCCACGTCTTCCATTTATCTACGCCTGGGCCGGCAACACGGCACACGCTCCCGCAGCGCTGCACGATTGGGCGATCCGGGAAACGGTCTGCCCGAGAGCGTATGCCGACGAACTTTTCAGGCAGGCAATGGAGAGCATCGGCATGCCCAAGTGGCGCATTGGCATGATGTTCCGCGCCGTGTCTGCCGAGACAAGAAACATTGAACGACGAGGAAAGAGCGATGAGTGAAGCTGATGTTCTGTCTGTGAAGATGGATAGCGTGGCAGTCCGTATGGCAAGCATTGAGCAAACAATGGGCAAGCTGGCCGATGCGATGGTTCAGGTCGCGCGGCTGGAGGTCAAGATGGCTGGGACCGGCGAAAGCCTTAACAGGGCGTTTGAGGCCATCGAAAAAATGTCAGGCTCTCTGAATGACAGCGCTCGCCTTATGGACGCGCGGATGAAGCGACTGGAAGAGGCCGCACCAATCAGCAAGCTGGTTTCGGGCTGGGTTCTGGCCTGGGTGGCTGGTGCTGTTGGTCTTGTCGGCGGCGCCGTTGCCATGAAGGTGCTTAACCTGTGATCAAGGTTGCCATCATCGCGAGCCGCTTGAAGGAAATGGTGCCTGAACTCGCCAGGGTCGCTGGCGTGTCTGATCTGGCTGCCGCCAAGGGGCATGTCACTCAGTTGCCAGCCGCCTACATCATGCCGGAGCCTGAACGGGCGAAGCCGAACAAGATGATCAGCGGCGCGCATTCGCAGGAATTGACCGAGCGTTTCACCATCCTGCTGCTGGTCAAGAACGTCAGCGACTACGGCGGCATGGCGGCGCAGGAAGAGATTGAAGCGCTGTCCGCTCGCGTCAGGGCGGCGATGCTGGGCTGGCAGCCAACGCCAGAACACTCGCCGGTTGACCTTGTTGGCGCCGGCCCGCTCGACCCCACGAACAACCTGCTGTACTGGCCTGAAGGCTTTCAGGCATCGACCACGATCCGCTTGTGAAACGATCCATGAAAAGGGGTATCCGCAAATGAACGAATCAAATCAGCCCAAAACCGACATCCACGGTCGCCGTCGCGTGCCGCATGGTGGCGTGACCAAGCCGGCAGAGAAGCCCGCCGAACAAGAACAAGTTGCCGAGCAAAAGCCGGCTTCCAAGAAGGAGTAATCGAACATGCCCCGTTTCTTCCGCAATGCCGCCATCCTGGCGAAGATTGAGACCACCTACGCCGTAGACGCCGCCCCGATTGCGGTGAATGCGCTGCTGGTGTCCAACATGAGCATTGAGCAGTTGAGCGCGAACAATGTTGACCGCGCGCTGATCCGTCCCTATTTTGGTTCGTCTGAGCAGTTGCAGGGGGCAGCCAGTGTGTCTGTCAGCTTCGACGTTGAGCTTGCCGGCTCCGGCACCGCCGCGACGCCGACCGCCTGGAGCCCGCTAGCCCAGGCTTGCGGCATGACCGAGACCATCGGCGCGTCATGGGTCGAGTTGGCACCGAACACGCTGGGCGCGGCCACGAAGTCGCTGACCATCTACTACCACCTGGACGGCGTGCTGCACAAATTGCTGGGCGCGCGCGGCTCGTTCAGTTGCAACATGGGTGTCGGCGAGCGACCCACGATGTCGTTCAAGTTCACTGGCCTGGATGGCGGCGTCACCGCAGTAGCCAATCCGGCCACCACGCTGACCGCCTGGAAGACCCCGCTGGTAGTGTCAGACCCGAACACGGGCGACATCCTGGTGGGCTGTACCTACGCGACAGGCGGCGTGACTGGCGGCACTGCCTACCCATCCAAGGGGCTGACCTTCGATCTCGGCGCAGAAGCCAAGCATCTGCCGATGCTGGGCGGCGAGAGTGTCAGCATCACCAACCGCATGGCCAAGGGCAAGGCTTCGTTCGACCTGACCGCCGCACAACACGTCACGTTTATGGCTGACGTGAAGGCCAACACGCTGCGCACGATGGGTCTGGTGCATGGCACGGTTGCCGGCAACATTGCGGTGATCTACGCGCCTGCCGTTCAGTTCACCAATCCAGCCTACGAAGATGCTGATGGCATCGCGCTGAACTCTTTCGATCTCGTCTTTACGCCGGTTGCTGGCAACGACGAACTTCGCATTTTCACCAAGTAAAGGAACGTAATGCTCAAGCTCACTCAAGACCCGACTTTCTGGACAGACGTGATTGTCAGCGTGCCCGGCCAAAAGCCGGCCACGATCAAAGTGCAGTTCGCCTACAAGAATGCAGACGAATTGAAAGAATGGTTTGAAGGTCTGACCGATAAAACCAACTTTGAAGGCTTGCGCGAAATCATCCGGGACTGGAAGGGTGTTGATACGCAGTTCACCGTGGAGGCGTTGGAGCAAATGCTGAAGGCGCTGCCCGCATCGGCCCACTCTTTCTTTGACTGCTACAAGCGGGAAATGCTGGAGAGTCGAGTAAAAAACTAATCGCCGCCGCCCGCTTTTGGGCAGAAGGCGGCGAGGGTTCTGGGGTCAAGGTAAGCGACGATCTCGCGGCCTTTGGCCTTTATTCAGAAGAGGCGGCTGTTCAAGATGACTTCGAGGTTTTCCAGGAAAACTGGAAGTCATTTTGCGTTTTTACGACGCTCGAATCGCAGTGGTCGGTAGGGTTTAGTGGCGAGAGGCTGGGCATCCGTTACGAAGCAATTCCGCCTGTCATGGAAATGATGGGTATTGAGCGGGAAAGCTGGGGTGAGGTTTTTGCTGACATCCGCAGCATGGAAGCTGAAGCGCGCGCCACCTGGAGGGCGAGAAAATGAGTACAGGTAACGACTTGCAACTGTCCGTCATCGTCAAGATGATTGACGAGACATCCTCCGCTTCAAAGGCTGCCGTCGAGAACATCAAATCCATTGAACTGGCTGCCACAACCGTATCAAAGACCATCAAGCACGACATGGTTGGGTCGCTTGGCGGCTTCAAAGAAGTCACCGAGCTCACCCGCAAGCATTTCAAGGATGTCATTGACCTAACTGGTGGCGCAAAGACCATCCACGCTGGCGCCATGCAGGCCATGCGCGAGGCATCCAAAAGCACGGGCGATGCGATTGAAACAACCAGCAGCTTGTCCAAGTTGCACGCCATTGAGGCGAGATACGGGATCGAGCAAGCCACGGATGCAGCAAAGAAGTCTGGCAAGGAGTTGATTGAAAACGCCGAGACGGTGGGCGCCGGGATCGGTAAGGCGATGTTGGTTGCTGGCGGCGTATTTGCGGCCAAGGGCATCTTCGATTTCGTCAGCAATTCCATCACCAAAACACTTGACCTGGCAGACAGCTTTGCCGCGCTGGAAAAGCAAACCGGCCTGTCAACAAAGATGCTCGCCGGCCTGAAGTTTGCCGCCGAGCAGAGCGACACATCATTGCAAGCGCTGTCGATTGGCGCGATGAACCTTGAGCGCACCATCGGCGCTGGCGGCAAGGCGGCTGAGAAGCTGAAGCAAATGGGTATCGATTCCAGAGACCCGATGACCGCACTGCTTCAGGCGTCCGAGGCGATTGCCAGGGCGAAAGACCCGATGGAGCAGGCGACGATTGCGCAGCTTGCGTTCAAGAACTCATGGCGCGAACTCTTGCCCCTGATGAAAGAGGGTTCTGTCGCCATTGGGGAGATGATGGACGCGGGCGTGAAGTATTACGGCAAAGCTGCTGAAATGGCTGCAACAGCCGACAAGCTGCGCGACTCTCAGGCTGAATTGCAGGCATCGCTGGACAGCCTGTCGTTTACCGTCGCCGTGAAGTTCATCCCTGACCTGGAGGAAATCACTTCTGCCTCCGCGCTGGCTGCGCGCGAGGAAGGTCTGGCGATGGCCTTCATCGTCATGCTTGGTGGCGTCATGAAAAAGACCTGGGATGCGATCAAGCTGGGCTGGGATGCGCTGGCCTGGGCGCTTCAGCAGGCTGTCGAGACCGCCTTTCTCTGGCCGCTCAAAAAGACGCAGGAGTTCACTGACGCAGCCAGCAAGTGGGCGGGCGAAGTGGGTGATGCGATATTGGCCAAGGCTGGCGAGTGGGCTGGGCTGGCGACCGCATGGGTAGATGATGCGATCAAGGCTGTGCAGGCAAAAGCCAGCGAGTGGTATGACGCAGGCGGCAAGATGATTGACAGATGGAAAGATGGCATTGCGGCCAATCTGCGCGGCGAGCTTGGTATCGGCAAGAAGATCGCCGAGTCAATTGAGTACGTCAAGAACACTGGCAAGCAGTGGGCTGATGCCGGCATGAACATCATGCAGGGGCTGCTGGATGGCATCAAAAACAAGTACAAGGAGATCGTGGACAAGCTGCGCAACCTTGGCGGCGACATGCTAAGAGCCGTCAAGGATGTCCTGGATATTCGCTCACCGTCTGGCGAGTTTGAAGCGCTTGGCGAGTTCGTTGCGCAAGGCTTCATGATCGGCGTTGAAAAAGGCACGCCAAAGGTTAAGGCTGCCGTCAAAAAGATGGTCGAGATCGATGGCATGGACAAGCTGATGCCTGACTCAGCATCGCTACGCACCAAGGCGACAAAGGCCATCATGTTTGACGACATTCACAAAAAGAACCGCAAGATCGAAGCGGAAGAGCGCGCCGACTCATACCGGATTGAAGCCGGGGCTATTGACGAGTGGGCGAACGCAAACGCGCGAGCCAGCGACCGGATTGACGCCTTGATTGACAGGCTTGAGCCTGCCGGGTTGGCGACGCGGAAGTTTGCCGACGACATGGACGCACTCACTGCTGCGGCGATCAATGGGAATATCAGCCTTGACCGCTACGCCAACTTGACCGAGCAGCTTGCGACAGGGGAGTCTCAGGTAACAGCCGCCACCAAGACCAATAAAGACAGTAAGCGGGATGAGATTGCAAGCAAATACGCATCTGGCCAGTCAATATCATCGCTCGCCAAAGAGTACGGCATGTCAGAGGCTGCACTAAAAAGCCTGATCGCCAGAACGAGCGAGGCAGATACGGCGTTCGGGAAACTTCAGTCAGCGGCGGAGCGTGTTTTTGGTGGCATGGAAGACGCTATTGTCAACTTCGTGAAGACCGGCAAGCTGGACTTCAGTTCGCTGGCCGATTCGATGATTTCCGACCTGATCCGAATCCAGGTGCAAGAGATGATGACCAATTCGCTCAAGCCGATGATGAACTCGGCGATGTCGGCGATTGGTTCGTT